TGTTACCGGTCAACCATCAACTTACACAATTATTGGTGAAAATTTTAGATTCGCACCAAAACCTGCTAGTACCTACACAGCAACTTTAAATTTTTACAAAGAGTTTGACCCTTTATCAGTTAGTAATACATCTAATTTTATTTTAGCAAGTCACCCTGCTATTTATTTATATGGTTCTCTATATCATTCTGCTAACTTTTTAGGTGGTGTAGAACCAAGACTTATTCAACAATGGCAACAAATGTATGCTACAGCTTTAGAAAGACTTGAAAGAAACGATAGAGAAGATCAATATGGTAATGCACCTTTACAACAAAGATCAGATGTTACTGTTGCAGCACCATTTAATGATTATGCTAGAGTTTCTTTTAACAACAATACTTAGGACTTTGAATGCAAATACCTTTTGGAGAATGGCTACCTGATCAACCTGAATATTTAAATCCAGGTGCAACTACAGCTAACAATGTGTATTACGCACAAAATTCTTACAAAAGATTTCCCTCATTAGTAAATTATTCAACAAATAATATTGGTGCAGATAGCAGAGGTGCTGGTTCATTTAGAAACAACTCTGGAGCTGTATTTAATTTTGTTGCGAAAAATACAGACATCTATCAATTAGATGGAGGTTCTTTTACTTCAAGAAAAGGATCGCTTACAGGAACTAATACAGATTTTTTTACTTTTACACAGTTTGGTAATCATGTCATAGCAAGTAATGGTGTTGATGCACCTCAATATTATTTAATGGGAACATCAACTAACTTTGCTAATCTTTCATCAATAGCTACATCAGGAAGTGTACCTACATTTAGAGTATCAGGTGTGGTAAGGGATTTTTTAGTTACAGGAAATCAACCTACAAATCAAAATAGAATACAATGGTCAGGTATTAATGATATTACAACTTGGTTAGCTGGAACTAAACAAGCTGATCAACAAGACTTACCAGGTTCAGGTGGTGAGATCGTACATATAACTTCAGGTGAGTATGGTTATGTATTTAGACAAAATCAAATAGTTCGTATGGACTATGTGGGTGGAGCAACAGTATTTAGATTATCAGTTATATCTCCAAACAGAGGAGCTGTATATGGAAGAACAGTTTGTCAAGATAACAGAAGAGTATTTTTTTATGCAGACGATGGTTTCTTTGAAATCAATGGTGATCAAGTAACAGCTATAGGTGCAGAGAAAGTAAATAGATTTTTTGACGTAGATTTAAACAAAGCCTTTTCTGATAGAATATGTGCTGCTGTAGATCCCTTTAATCAACTAGCGATGTGGTTATATCCATCTGCATCAGACACAGCTAACACTACAGGTATTTGCGATAAAATAATTATCTATAATTATGCTACACAAAAATGGTCAACTGCTGATGCTAGTGCTAGTACCATATTCTCACAGTTCGTAGGTGCTTATACTGTAGAGCTTATGGATATTATCTCAGAAAACTTAGACCAAATAAATATAGCTTTAGACACAGACTTTTGGTCAGGAGGTCAAAGATATTTAGGAGCAATAGATAACAATTTTAAGGCAGCTATATTTTCAGGCACAGAAAATCAAGGAACTTTAGAAACTAGAGAATTAGAGTTGTTTCCAGGACACAGAAGTAGTATAACTAACGTAAGACCGATTGTTGACGCAACATCTACAGTTACTGTGAAAACAAGAGAAAGATTAGCTGATACACCTACGGAATCTTCGTCATCAAGTATGAATGATAGTGGGGATAATCCTGTTAGAGAATCAGGTCGCTATTTTAGACTAAAAATTATAACACCATCTGGGTCGGTTTGGACTCATGCTCAAGGAGTAGATGTGATAGCTACAAAAATTGGATTGAGATGACGGATAAAACTGATATAGATAATGTTAGATATAGTTTTGAAACTCAAGAGTTTTTTCAAAGACAAATTGAAGAAGCTATTAACACACTAATAAACGAAAAAAACAAAGAGAATAATAAAATCTTTGCATGGTTTATAGGAGATTAAATGCCAACTAATATTAAAGATTATTCAACAACCCAAGCAAGTAACACAACATTAAATAGTATTTCAGTAGCAGAAGGAATGTTACCTTCTAATCTTAACAATGCCATTAGAGCATTGATGAAGAATACTAGAGATTGGTTTAATGATGCACAATGGATTGAGTATGGAGATGGTGATGCTACATACACAGCAGCTTATGTTAGTGGAACTGCATTTACAATTAATGGTGTAGATGTAACTGCGATTTATCATGCAGGTAGAAGAATTAAAATTACAGATACGGCTGCAACACTTTACGGAACTATTGCAAGTACATCATTTTCCACAAACACAACAGTTAATGTAACTTGGGATTCAGGTTCTTTAACATCAGGTGCATTAAACAATGTTTACATTGGTGCATTATCAAAAACAAATGATTCTATACCAACAGGAATATCTGCTGAAAAAATTGCAAACGGAACAGTATCAGATACAGAGTTTCAATATTTAAATGGTGTAACATCAGCAATACAAACTCAACTAGATGCAAAAGCAGCAGCTATAACTGGTGGTGCATCAACAATAGCTACATCAGACTTAACTGCATCAAGAGCTTTAGCTTCAAATTCATCAGGTAAAGTTGCAGTATCATCTGTAACAGCAACTGAACTTGGTTATGTTTCAGGTGTTTCTTCTGCAATACAAACACAGTTAGATGCAAAAAATGTAAAAGCAAATAACTTAAGTGATGTTGTTTCAGCATCAACAGCAAGAACAAATTTAGGTTTAGCAATAGGATCAGATGTTCAAGCATTTGATGCACAGTTATCTGATATTGCAGGACTAACTCCTACAGATAGTCATTTTATTGTAGGTGATGGTTCTAATTTTGTAACAGAAACAGGAGCTACTGCTAGAACATCTTTAGGATTAGGAACGATTGCTACACAAGCAGCAAATAATGTTGCTATAACAGGTGGATCAATTACAGGTATGTCTGCACCATCAGGTAGCTCAGACGTTACAACAAAAAGTTATGTAGATGATTTAGTAGCAGGATTAAAAACAAGAATTATTGTAAGAGCAGCAACAACAGCAAATGTTAATTTATCTAATGCTTTAGAAAATGGTGATACATTAGATGGTATTACACTTGCAACAAATGATAAAGTTTTAGTCAAAGATCAAACGGATGCTACAGAAAATGGTATTTATAAAGTTGTAGCAAGTGGTGCAGCAAGTAGAGATCCAGATTTTAATACAGTAGCAGAACTTGCAGGACAATTAGTTATTATTCAAGAAGGATCAACAGAAGCAGATAGAATTTATTTATGTACTACTGATAATTCAGGAACTATAGGTTCAGTTAACATAACTTTTTCAAGAGTTACACCAGCATTTACTGGTACAGTTACAAGTGTAGCAGTAGCAGATAGTGGCTCATCAGAATTTACTGTAAGTGGATCACCAATTACTACTAGCGGAACAATCAATCTTGCTGTAAATAGTATTAACGTAAGTAAAATAACAGATGCAGCTTCAAAAGGATTTGCAACTGCTATGGCAATAGCTTTATAAGGAGGACAAATGGCACAAGACTTTGAATCAACAGGCGGTCAAATAACTAACTCAGCAACTACACTATTAACAGCTAATAGTGATGATGCTATTGTTGGATTAAGATTAGCTAACATCACAGCAAATGCTGTAACTGTTAGTGTCTTTATTTTAGAAGGCGGTTCTACAACAAGATACCTTGTTAAAGATTTAAGTTTACCTGCGGCAAGTTCAGTTGAACTTATACAATCAGGATCTAAAGTTGTTTTGCAGAACACAGATGTTTTAAAAGGACAATCATCTGCTGCATCAAGTGTAGATGTTTGGATTAGCAGAGTTGACTCAATTAGTACATAAGGAGAATAGATGAATATTTTTGGTCAAGAATATATTGGAGATAAACCAGCAACAGAAACTGTTTATCATCATGCTGGAACATTAGATAAAAATATGGTTATTGAAAATGCTGTATTAGCAGGACCAGTAACTTTTACTAACACAGTAACAGTAACAGGAACATTAGTTATCGTATGAGTAAGATAGAAGTAAATACAGTTGATGTACAATGTGGTTCAACATTAACTTTAGGTTCATCAGGAAAAACAGTGCAG